CCATGCGCTTGTAGACGACGCTGTGGACGGCGATGACGCCGGTGTCCTCGAACGCATCGCCCAGCGTGAACGCGGCCGACGTGAAGTTGGTGCGGCTGAACAGTTCAGCAGCCGACGGCGCACCGACCGCATCGGTCGAGACATCGCGCACCATGTCGCCGCTGAACGACGCGACGTTGTTGGCCTGGATGCCGCGCAGCATCGCAATCAGGCGGCGCTGCCACTGGCGGGTCCAGTAGGCGTCCACGCGCTCGCGGATGCGGCCCAGCGCGTTGCTGCCGGCGACTTCCGACGCCAGGTCAGCAGCCGACCATGCCTGGTTCAGGTAGTGGATGCGGGCGATCTGGTCGCCGGTGCCGATCTTCTGCGGGTTGGCGACGCTGGCCGGGTTGTCATTGCTGACGTTGGCTTCGACGTTCGCCAGATCCTTCCAGAACGGCACATCGACGATCTTGCCGCCCGAGTTCGCCTTCTGGACGAGCAGCGGGTTGCTGACGACGATGCCGGAGTCCCAGAACGCGGTCTTTTCCTTCGTGTTGACCGACTGATAGTCGAGGAATACGCGCGGTTCGACGATGTCGGAGAGCTGTACAAGTGCCATGGTGTTTTTCCTTTAGCCGCTGTTCTTGGCGGCTTCGTATGCTTTGGGATCGGTCCGATAGAGCGCGGTGCGCTCCTCGGTGGTCATTTCGCTGAATCGCTTTGCCCGCCCGCCACCGCTGCCAGCGCCAAGCGCGCCGCCGCCGTTGTTGGCCGGTGCCGCGACGAAGTGCTTGCCCTCGTCAGACGTGGCCCACTCGGCCACCGCCTCGGCAATCGCCTTGTCGCCCATGACAGCCTGATACGCGCCGCCGTCTGCCTTGATCGCCGCCTTCGAGCGCAACAGCGCCTTCACAGCCGGCATCAATTCAGGCCGCACGCCTGCTTTGACCATCGCTTCGGTCAGCCCGCCGTCGATCAGAATCGACTGGAGCGCGCCGTCCTTTTCCGCCAGCACCTTCTGCAGCTTCTCGGTTTCGATCTTGCTGGCCTTGCTCGTCTTGTCGAGCGCAGCGCGCAGATCTTCCACTTCGGTCTGCAGCTTTGCGTACTCCTCCGGGTCAATGTCGGCGCCCTTGGCTTTCGCCTTGTACGTCTTCACTTCGGAGAGCAGTTCGCGATTCTTGGCGGCAAGCGCTTCGTTCGACTTGCTCAGCTCGTCGAGCTTGGTTTGCAGTTCTTCGGGTGTCATGTAGTCCTCTGGACAGGTGCGGGCTCAGCCCTGAATAGGCGCCGGCTCTACCGGCTGCGCCTATGTCACCACGAGGATTCAGCGGCTCGATACCGTGCGTTTCCGCAGTTCGGCCAGCGTCAGCGGATTGCCGCGTGCGTCGAGCAGTTGGGCGAGCGTGATGCGGCCGGAGCGCCACAGTTCGGCGCGGCCTTTGCCGAGCATCTCGTCGGCGAAGTCGGGCGGCTGCGAGCGCAGGAAGTCGTCGAACGACAGGTCTTGAGCGACGGGGCCATACATGCTGGCCCGCGTGCCGGGCGGCAGTTCGTCAAGGTCGATGCCGAGTTCTCGGAAGCTCTTCGTGACCGGGACAGTGGTGCTGCGGCAGCGCCAGTGGCGGGGCGTGCCACCGTTCCACGGGATCTTGTGGCCCTTCGGCTTGTAGTCGGGCAGGGTCCACACCTTGCCGCTGCATGCGATGCAAATGTCGGACGTTCGGCCGTCCAGCGTGCTGACTTGCTGAACGCCGTCGAGCACGTCGGCATTGGCCTCATACGTCGCCAGCCGCGCATCGTTGGCGATGGTCTGCACTGCGGTCCGGGTGATGCTCTCCGCGTCACGCCGGGCCCGCTTCATGACTTCCGGCCCGCGCTCACCATCTGACCGGATGCCGAGGATGCGCCGGGCGATCTGCTGGTTTGTCTCACCGGTGGCGACGCCGAGCCGGACGGCGCGCTCGATCTCAAACTGCGTCGATTCTTCGAGCCGCTGAAACCAGGTCTTGATCGTCGCACCTTGCACCAGCGATGACTCGGCGATGCTGGTCAGCACCGCAGCGGTCGGCAGGGCTGCGTCGATGGCGATGGTCGTCAGCGTGCTGGCGGCCCACGTCGCTTCGATCTCAGCCAGTTCGGACAGGTCCGGTGCCGGGATGCTCACCACCTCGCGCAGTTCGCGGATGGCTTGATTCAGCCGGCGCCCGCCGTATTCGGTCAGCGGCGGGCCTGCGAGTTTGCGCTCCAGTTCGTCGGCGATGTCGGACAGCAGGGCGGCCAACTTGGCCGACTCGCCAGCCGCTACCCGCTGCAGCAGTAGCTGGCGGATGACGGCGAGGTTGGCGAGTTGGTCGGAGACGCTCTCCACGTCACACGGCTTTTGTGATGTGCGCGGTCAGTGGCGTATAACTGACACCGGCCACTGTGGCGGATAGAGCGACGCCGAGGGTCAGCGTCACTGCAGCCGTGGTGTTGATCGCCGTGCCAGCGGCAGCGGTGCTGATGGTCGCGCCAGCCGCCGAGTTGAGCGACGACTCCGCAACGGCCAGATAGCTGCCGGTCGCGCCGATGCTCTTGAACACGATCTCGCCGTCGAATCGAACAGGCCGGTTTGTCTGCGCCGCTGTACCCAGCGCAATTGCCGCCGTCAGCACTTTGGTGCCGTTCACCTTCAGATAGAGATTCAGCGTGCTGGCCGTGGTGCCGTTGGTTTCAAGCACCCGCTCTGAGAAGGTGAACGTCGTGCCCGGCTGCGCCGCGTTGCCGTTGACGATGACGCTGACAAGGTCCGTGTCGGTGGCTGCCGTGACAGCCGTGCCAACGGCCTTGTACGCGTCGTTGAACTGAAGCAGGGACGTGCCGCCGACAGGCTCCACCCGCAGGGTCGAGCCGGTGCCGATGACCGGGAACGGCTCGCCGTTTTCGATGCTGTAGCCGAAGATCGCGTTGTTCTTCGCCGGAGCGGTGACGCCACCGATCTCCGTGCCTTCGCTGTAGACGCCTCGCGTGCCGGCCGACGATCCGCCAGCGGCGAGGTAGAAGAACACGTTGCCGCGCGCTTCGAGGCCGACTGCAGAGCCGCCACGGATGCGAACCGGTTGCACGGTGCCGCTGGCGGTCTGGTTGATGCGGATGTCGTAGAACGAATTGGAGTCCGTGTTGCGCACGTCCAGCGCGATCTGCTGAGCGGTGCAAAGCGCGGCCAGATTGCGGAAGGTCGAGTTGCTGGTGTTCGCGTTGCTGGCGCCATCCAGAACGAAGCCTCGCGCGGTTGCTGGGCTTTCCAGAAGGCGGACACTGATGTTGTCGAACGTGGACTTTGTAACGTCCGCTGCTTCGCCAAGTTGCGTGCCGGTAACAAGGCACTCGGTCAGCATCGCGATCGACTGCGGATTGACGATGTAGAGATTCTCGAAGCGCCCGAAGTGGATCGAGCGCACGCGCAAGCCGATGTCCGCGCCGCCTGCACATTGCAGCGAAAGGTCGCGCACGCCGGCCCGCTTCACAGCCGGATTGCTGGAGCCGGTCGGCGAGATGACATCGACCATTGCCACGCCGGCAGCCGATACGCCGCTGTTCCAGAACAGGGTTGTACCACGCCCGGTCTGGCTGCCGATGTCGGTGTTGGACAGACCTCCGGAGCCGGCCAGGACAACGGCGCTGGTCGAGATGGTCAGCGTTGTGTCGATGTGGAACGTGCCCGGTGGCAGCATGACGATGCCGCCCGGCTTCTTGCTCACGGCTGACGATGCCGCGTCGATCTGCGCCTGAATCGCCTGTCGGTTCGCCGTGGCCTGGGCGCCCGAAACCGTCGCGCCGTCCGAGCCGTCAACGAGGCCGGTGACGAAGTAGATCGACTGCCCGAAGAAGCCGGCGAAGATCGAAAACTGCGAAGGCGAGAAGAGGCCCTTGAGCGTTGAAGTAGCAAGGTCGAGCGCAGCCGTTGCCGCTGCCGATCCAGCGTAGGTGAGTTGGTTGCGGCCGTATGGCGTCGTCGCCAGCGCGGCAATCGCGCTCAGGTCAGAGTCGAGCGGCTGATAGGCCGCATCGCCCTCGGCTTGCGTCAGAAAGAACCCATCGTAATCCGCCTGCTGCGGCGTGATGTTGCCGGTGCGGCCGTTGAACGCCGTGACAGCGCCGTCCTGACCGTCCGTGACGGTGTAATCGAACGTCTCGCCGGA